CCCGATTCAAGCGCAACATCCAACAACCCAGACCATGTGCTGATACCTCCCTCAAACGACACTTCAACAGGAATCTTACTTTTCTCACGAACAAAGCGAGACTTCTCAACATTGATGATGAAGTTGTATCCTGTCAATCCCTCAGCATTCTTTTCCTGCTGACGACCAATGATAAAGATATTATCGGCGCTGTAATACACGCCTGTTCCGCCCGATACAATATCCTTGGGGAACAATCCGATTTCCTTGTATGTGTGATTCACAACAATCATGGGAATATCTTTAATCGTCATGTGGGGTGTACACATACGAAACAAACTTTTCAGTTGCTTGGCGCGTGTCATGTCTGCAACACTCTTACCTTCAAGTGCGTCCTCGACTTCTTTCTTTGATGCCAAGTTGCCAATACTATCAACAATGATGATGATATGGTCGCCACGCTCAATACTATTGACCTGTGACATTAAATCATGTTTCAATTGTTCAATGTCAGTAATAGGAGTGTGAACAACACGGTCAGTATCGATACCAAAACTCTTAAAGTAGCCAGCTGGGGCACCGAACTCAGAATCATAGAATAGTATTGCCGCATCATCATATTTTTCAAGATAGGACTTTGCCATCAACATTGCAAAGGCTGTCTTGAAATGTTTACTAGGACCAGCGAACACTGTCAGTCCAGGTGTAAGCCCGCCATCTAGTCGCCCTGACAGCGCCACGTTAATCATCGGAACTGGGGTTTGAATCATATCCTTAGCAGTAAAGAACTTTGAATCGGTTAGTACATCAGTTTCACGAATTGTGCTATTCTTTCTCAGCTTGTCCATTAGTGTCATGTTGTTCTCCTATTAAAATAAATCATCTAAAGTTGCTACAGGGGACGTTGACCACCCAATACAATCTAATATAGTTTTCATAGGTTCTAAGAAACTTTTCTCGAACATTGTATTATAATCAATATATTTGTGAAGGTCAAGTTCTTTTGGTAATTTACCAATAAACGCAATACAGTTTTCATTAATAGGATTCGGCTCTTTCAAATACAAATACTTAATCTTGTCACCTTCTTTAATTAATTCATAACGTTTATCAAGCTTCTGTTTCTTCACAAAAGTGTTGTGTAACAATGATCCACGAATGTGTAGAGGTGTTCCTTTGATAAAGATGCTTGACGCCGATGAATACTTTACTAGATTGTTGGCACTTCGCGGAAAGGCAATTTCTTCGGGGGACATTTTCATGAACTTTGTTTCCAACTCTTGAATCAAAGTTTGCAAGTCAACTTGTGTGCCTGTCAAAGAAAGTTTCACTGCGTCACGCAAATACTGACGAACACTTCCCGGTGTACTGCTTCTGACAATTTCAAGCCCCATAACTTTCAACTTGGGCTCTTTATATTGTACCCCTTCACTGTTAAACACATTCAAAGCATATCGTTTCTTGGCAACCCAGATTCCCTTATCAGCAATCACTTCACGCTTGAATTGAATTTTAGATTGAAATGCATGTGTAGCAGATGCAATCTCTCCACATGCTTTGTCTAGCGCAGGGATAACCTTTTCTTCACAAATCTTATCAATGAATTCAACAATCTTTTCAGGACTCTGTGTACTAAAGAATTTCTTTACAACAGCATCCAATGTGATGTAACACGAATCTGTGTCACTGTACATCGTAAACTTTTTATCAGTAGTTCCACAGATTTTATTGAGATATGTATCTAACGATTTGCCAATATGACGAATGATGTATTGTCCAGTCATTGTAATGCCTTCGGCAATTCTATCGTCATAGTAACGGAAATACTCGTTGGCTAATGCACCATATAAGCTATTCAACTGAATCTTTCGAGCCATTTGAATATTATTATATTTTGATATGAGTTTCAACAACGACGCATCTTTTGTTTTTTCATAGTCCTTCTGCACCGCAATCATCTTCTTTTTATAAAACACACGTTCAGTGAAAATCCTCTCAACAATCTCTGGAAATAACCCTTGTTTTTCTCTAGAGAAACAATAACCATTGGCACTCATAGCAAGATTCTTATTTTCCAACCAGGTCTTATAATTAGTTTCTTCATCTAAGAGAGTGTCAACAGAACAATCTGCTGTGACGCCATCAACCATTGTTTCAGGCGACATGTTATATTGCATGATGATACTAGGATACAGAGAAGCTGCGTCAAAACTTACTACCCAATCATACTTACCAGGTGTGGGTTCCATGACATAGGCACCTTCAATAGTTCTACTTTCACTAGTACGGTCTTTTTTCTGATGGACAACAATGTTCTTATCTGACAAGTGATTATACAAAATACAATCCCAGGTTCGCACCGCCGAAAAAATATCTGTAAAGTTACACTTGGCATCATATGCCATTGTGATAATCAGCTCAATCAATTTCATTTTATCTTCTAATTGGTCAACAAGTTCCACGTCAATGACGTTGTATTCTACAAATCGTTGCCAATCTTCAGTATAGAATTCTTTGAATGTCTCGTATTGCATCTCAAGCTTTTGCTTGCCCAATTCAACTTGAGCAATGTAATCCAATTTATAACTTTCTTGTGTTTGATAGGTAAACTTCTTATACAAGTCAAAATAATCAAGATTGCTCAACCCGAAGATGTCAGCTGTGAGATGTTCACGCCCATTCATCTTAATTGTTCTATCATTCACAATACGCCAAGGAGATAAATCCTTGACTCTTTCTTCACCCAACACACGGCGAATACGAACCATGAGATAGGGCAAGTCGAATATCTGGGTGTTCCAGCCTGTGACAATATCCGGCTGAGCCATTTGCCAGAACCGTAGAAAGGTTGTGAGCAAGTCCGCCTCATCCCGACATTTAATATATTCGAAATTGTTTTTGTTTGTAATGTATTTGATGTTGGTTACATCAAACTTCTTGGCACCAAATGTTGTAATCTTTTTAGTATTATTATCCTGTACTGAGATTAACAATACTTCCTCAAGGGGGTTATCAACACTGGGGAATCCATTCTCTGACGCAGTTTCAATGTCAATCGTGAAGATGGAGAGTTGAGAAATATCATACTCAATTTCAGCAGGATATGTTTCTGTAATGTACTGATAGGCAAAAGAAGTATTTCCATAGATAGGAAAATTCTTCACATCTTTATAATTTTTAATGAACTCCTTCGCATCATTAATATCACCAAACTGAATAGGTTCAAGATTTTCACCGAACACTGTTTTGTGTTTACCCGCCGTCTTTGACGGGACAAACATTGTCGGACGAAATGGAACCTTGTGTAACTCCTTCTTACCATTTCGGACTTCTCTTGCAAAAACTCTATTCCCATATTGTAAAACGTTCGTATAGAACTGCGTCATTCAGTCACCTCGGACCTTGAATGTTTGTATTACTCTCACGTATTAAATATACTACACTCCCCCGTCTAGGTCAATCTCTAAGTAATTCAAGCTTGGGAGTGGAGGCAATAATTATACCTCTACCAGTAATGCGCTGGTATTCGTTCCTTAGTTCATCTGCGACATCACATGAAAGAACAATATGGTCACGATGAAAAGAAAATTTCTTGGCTGCAGAAAACACCATGTATGGTGCCAGACCAACATTAAACGACCCTTGCTGTGTTGGGACCATTACAATGGAAAGAGGGGATTCAATAATGCAGATGTCACCTTCATGTGTGATGTCACCAATTAAATCTTCGCCTGTGATAAGTTTGATACATGATATTGCCATAATATACTCAGGTGTAGGGTGTTGGGAGGGTGCTACTTAATTATGAAATTTTAAACTTTTTAGGTTTCTTCTCGTCAGGAATGATACGTTGTAATTCAATCGTAAGAATTCCATCTTTTAATGAAACTTTGTTTACAACAACATCATCTGCCAATGTAAACTTTCTTGCGAAAGCTCTCTTGGCTAATCCACGATGAACGTATTCTGTTTCGTCAGAAACGTCAGATGTTTTGCCTGTTACAGCAAGAACACCCTCAGCCAATTCCACATCAAGTTCGTCGTTCTTGAAACCAGCAACGGCAAGCTCAATACGAAAATTAGTTGCATCGTGTTTGATGATGTTATACGGGGGATAATTCCCATGGTCCTGAACCGTTTGAATACGGTTGAGGCGGGCAAATACTTCGTCAAACCCAATTACCCACGGATTATTAGCTGTGCTGAAATTAAAGGTACTTGTCATAATTCCTCCTTGGAGCGAATGTGTTAGTGTTACCCGACAATCGGCATAACATGAGTTAAAGAATAACTCCCAACACCCTACAGCCTATTTCTTTTTTCCTATATTATATTTTGCTACGAGATTCCATTCTGTCTTTTCCCCAAACGATAATACTTTGATTTGAGAAAGAGGTGCTGTATCTTCACAGATATCAGCATCAAGAATTTGAACCAATCCCCAATCTTCTAATAGATGGGCGATTGTGTTGCGCCTCTGCATATCATTTTCCGACAGGTCAGTGGCCTTGCCATCTAACGCAAACAATTCTTTAAAGTGTACGATGAAATATCGTCCTTGTTTGTGTAAGATATGGCAGCTTTGATACAGCGTGTTATCTTTGCGAGAAGCTACACCAATTCGTGTAAGTGTTTCGCGGACTTTGAGAAAATCATCTTGATTAATAAGAGAAACTTCAAGAGCATTATATCCTGGAATACTCGAAATATGTATCAAGTCATGTGTCATTGTTCAATCCACCTGTGTATAAACGTTTCTTAATAGTATTAAGATGGTCAGGTGTTAGAATTCTCATAGCTTGAAGTGCTTTCTCAGTACTATAATTATAATACCGCTTTACTGCCTCAAGGTCTTCAATCTTCTCTGCCTTTAACCACTTATTAAACCTTTTTCGGGGTCTAATTGTATTTATAAGGAAGGAAAACTGAAGGCTCTTGCCAAGATGGGGACGACTGTTCATTTCATTGGCAGGAATGACTGTATCCATCCCAAAACTCAATGATTTATTCACAATGAAGGGATTATACTGTTTTTCACTCCACTCATCAACAATCAATGCTTCTTTTGTGTGGTGAATTGCATTAACAAAATCAAAGGGACTTATCTTTGGTAGTTTGTATCCTTCTTCTGTTTCTAGTATAATCTCCTCACCGTCCAATGACATCATGATTTCATCTCACATGCTGCCATGATTTCAGTAAGACATGCCACTAAATTGATTTCAGCGTCAGCAACAAATGCTGCCTTGTACTGATAATCAGCTATCAATAACACCAACTGAGGAACTTGCACCACTTCTACTAAGAGAACATCATATAAATTTCTAAACAATGCTTGTGGGTCATTATCCATATTATTAACAACCCAACTCCGCATTTTCTTAAAATCTTTTTCACGGAGTGCAGACACCAACTCTTTCATGTTTGCATCTGAAAAATTTGCAAGAATACCTGCATCAATTGTTCCTGATGAACTATATCGCTGTAATTCATTTAACACTCTACGATAATCAGGAAAATATTTATTCAGTACCTCAACAACAACTTTCATATCATATGTAACATTTTCTTCTGCTAAGATGTCCTTAAGACGTTTCATGAAACGAGATGCCATTATCGGACGGTCTGCTTTATTCAATTTAAAATCAATCACAGTGGTACGTGAGTGCAACGGAAGAATAATTTTGTTCTTATAATTGCATGTGAATATGAAACGGCAATTCCGACTAAATTCTTCAATGAAACCACGAAGGGCGGGTTGTGTGGAGTTAGGGTTGAGATAATCAGCTTCATCTAGAATAACAACTTTCACCTTACCAGATAAGGAAACTGCACTAGCAAAATCCTTGATCTTGGTTCTCAATACATCAATCCCTGATTCCTCAGAACCGTTGATGATAATGTAGTCACACCCTAATTCTTCACACAGAGCCCGCGCAATCGTAGTCTTTCCTGTACCCGCTGTACCTGCAAGAAGCATGTTCGGGATGCTGTCTTGCGTAATGAATTCTTGAAACATTGAAAGAAGATCGGACGGAAGGATACAGTCTGATATTTTACGCGGACGATACTTCTCTACCCAAAGAAACTGCTCACGGTTTGCTTCCATAGTTATGCCTGCGATGTTGAATCTGCTGCGATGAGATATGTTACGTTATTTGAAAAAGATTCAAAGTGAAATACCAACACCTTACTCCCTGACTTAGCAACTGCATTACATACACGAACAGTGTAATCATCTGGCACCACCTTGAAACTATCAATTGTCATCTTCACATTGAATGTTGCATCAGATGTTCCCAATGCTTTTGTGAATGAATGTGACGTGGGATTCTTAGGGTCGTTGATTGACAATGAAACCACCCCATTTTTTGACACAATGTTCAGCATCGTTGCCGACACAATGGATGCCGTCTTAACAATCGTGCTAATATCACTTGTTGTAAGCTTGAATGAATACACATCTTCAAGTGGCGGGGGAGTATCTGACGGGGGCGTAATCAATGATGCGTCCGCGTAGAAATAATCAATCCTACCACTATCAGAGTTGATGGTCAGACTCTTTTCACTAAATTCAATATCCGGATTCTGTGATACTGAAATCAATGACAATAGCTGATTCAAATCATAGATGGCGAACTGTGTGGGAAACGTTTCTTCAACAGAGCCTCGCGCCTGAATACTATTTACGGAATTTCGGGTTGCGAGCTTATTGCCTGCCTTCACAATTAGATTAGGGCTAATCTGAGAAAAACTTTGCAATAGGCTTAGAGTTTTTTGACTAATCTTCATGATGATCCTCGTAATATGTGTGTTGTGTATCGTGTATATAAAGAAGTATAACAGCGTAGTGAACAATTTTCAAGATGTCAGCACGATTAAACCCATTTTTCTTTCCATACCGCTGTGCATATTTCATGATGTTTCCCACCATGAATCCTACCCCATGACCATTATCAATGATGAATTCAGCACTTTGGAATTTATTAGCTGAGTAATGTTGGTCATAGGTCTTGTCAATATACTCTTGAATATCTTTGAGTAGTTCTGGTTCATTGAATTTATGATTAATCATAGGTGACTCCCGGTTGTTTGCCGATGTTCTTCGCACCGAGTCTTGAACCATTTGATGTCATTCCGAAGTGTTCCCGGATTGCCGCAAATCTCGCAAATGGTTACTGATGCTGTACACATTGCCACATTTACTTTTTCAAATTCGTCGTTCTGATATTCCGTATAGACCCGCAAGCCACCCCACTTCTCCTTGACTTGTGTAACCTTGACGATGTGTTTCATTTCATCAAGCTTATCGTATATCGTATGAACGAGAGATGCCCACCCAGCACCAACTGAGCGTAACGCATCGTCGCGGGTATATCCTTCGTGACTGCCATCAATTGCCCTACCAGGTGTGACTACCATGGTGCTTCTCCTTATTATTCTGGTTTCCCGAACATAAATTCTTGTGTAATCCTTTCCACAGCAATGGTGTATTCTTCCTGCATGGCAACTAACTGTTTAGTGTATTTGGTAAGAAGTTTAGTGTAATTTTTATGATATTCCGTTTCCATCTCATCAAGGAGGCGGGTGTATTCAGATTTTATCATGTTCCACACCAACATTTTGCAGTCTTTCTTACTTCCCAGGTATGGTCATTGGAACACTTGAATGATTCCACGATTTCATTGGAATCATGATTATGCCACACTCCATTTTCATCAAAATACCGTTCTTGCGGAGTTACAAAAACATACTCGGATGTTACGGGAAACACGTTACTTTTTAAACCTGTGTCTTTGCATGTATTACAAATCATATGAGTACTAATTCGTTGGAGGAAAATTCTCTGTAAATAGAGAGCTATACAGTTAATAATTCATTTATATTTAAAATACGATAATTCACACCTATCACCGTGCGATGCATATGCCCTGAGTAAATCATGGGATTACCAAGATGATCCCAAATGCGCTGAATCACATCCATGTTCACATCATGCCAATCTTTTCCCACGCCAAACCAAAGTTTAGCACTATCATCAAAATGTGTTTTACACACTGATATGGGAACATCATGAGTAATCAACATATCAATTGTCTTGCCTTCGGCATTTTCAAACAACCGCAACACTTCATGCCCTGAAATGTTTTCTGCTTTATCCCAATGCCATTGCTCACGTAAACGAATATCCTTGTCAATACTAGCAGCCCCGCCCATGAACGCAATGGTTCTGCCATCAAGTTCCATCACGGTGCCACGTGGCACATAAAACAAATTGGCATCATCCCATACTCGGGTGACTTCGGTGAGCTTCACCCATCGTGTGCAATCATCATGATTACCTTCAATGAAGTAGATGGGTATAGAAGATTCCTTACACACAGCGTGAAATCCTGTGTCGCGCCCATGTGATTGGAACAATCCCAAATCACCCACTTGAACAAGTGCAACAGCACCTGCCTCTGTGGCTTGTTGTACACCATACCGAAGGCGGCTAACGTCACCGTGAATGTCCCCTAATAGTAAAATCATGGTATCCCTATTCCTCAATTAAATCTTCAACAATGGAATCCGGAATATCTACCATCCGAAACGGACCTTTCATATCAACACGTGATTTTGTTTTTTGATCTGCATGCTCCCAGATGCCTCGTAAATAGGCGTTCTTTAACATAACAAGCAATTCAGATTTTGTCAAGTGTCTCATATCATTTAAAGTGATTTATCTTTATCTAATCCATGTTCATAAAAATAATTCACCACGGCATCATCAAATGCCTGTTCAGAAAACGTCAGACCAACCATCAAGGTTTTAAATGCCTCAAACACAGTATTGGCTTCACAGTCCTTGGGAAGTTCAACCTTCACTTTTCTGTTATATGCACTTGCGGTCAAGGTCAATTCTTTATATTTGTCAATTCCATACATGATGTTTAAGTCTCCTGTTAAAAGGAAGGAGGAACTGTTTCCTCTGCTTCATTCTCTGTGGTTGGCATCTCCACACCGGCATCCACCTTGGTGTACAAGTCCATGAAGCTCGTCTTAGTATCGGTATCGAAGCGAGAAGTACATAGTTCAATCGCCTTCATACGGTCACCAAACATGGCAAAGGCATTCACAACATGCTCCAAGCGGCGGGTTGAAATCACATCATCAATTGCTCCTTCCTTGAACGTCTTACGAATAATTTCTGCCCAGCTAACCAGCTTGTCAGCAAAATCCTCATCCACCTTATCAACACGCGCCATCTTCTTCATAAGAATCTTCTTCTCCACCTTCAGAGTCGGATATTCCTGTTCAACGGTAATGGCAAAGCGCTCAAGGAAGGCATCGTCAAGAATTTGCGCGGACATATACTTGCCATTCTCGGAGCCCTGACCCTTAGTGTTGGCAGTTGCTACAATATTGAACCCCGCAGCGGGATGAACCGTTTCACCGGTTTTCTTATTGTAATATGACTTGCCCTCCAAGATGGCCTGGAGACACATCAACTTGTTACTTCCGCGGTCGCACTCATCAAGAATCAATACTGCGCCACGTTTCATTGCCAACAACACAGGACCTTCACGATACACAATGTTGCCATTGATAAGGGTGTTCCCACCAATGAGGTCATCTTCATCTGTCTCAACACTGATATTAACACGCACCGCTTCACGCTTTAAATTCGCGCATGCCTGTTCAATCATGGTTGTCTTGCCATTTCCCGACAACCCCGTCACGAAAATGGGATAGAAAGACTTTGAAGTAAGAATGGTTACAAGGTCTTTATAAAACCCAAACGGTACATACGTATTATCCTTGCTAGGAATTAGGTTATCAACTTCAACCTTCAGCTTAGGTTGTGACAACATAACACAATTGTCAACGTTGGTCTTTGATGAGGGAGTCACAACGGAGGGCGCTCGGTTATCACGAATTGTGTATACGCCATGTCTAGCGCGGTTGTTTGAGTCTGATAAAAACTCATGAGGATTAACACCCAATGTCTTTGCAGCTTCAAAGATTTCAGGACGGCGGAATTCCGTCTTGCCCGTGTTGTGTAGGAAATCAACCAAACGACTCATAACACTCTCCATTGTATAGTGACCTACTCAGTACCTGCTCATACATTAAATGTAACACAATACACGCCTAAGGTCAAGTGGGAGCTAAGTTGTTGATTTATAACGACTTAGCTCACCTGTTGAATAAACTTATTCAGAAACACCCGTGAAATTGATTTCGACGTTTGCATTTTCTTAAATGCCTTTAACAACGTTGCTTTCGCCGGTGTCTTGTTCTTTGGTCCCACCAATACAGTATCCATTGTAATATTATCAATTTCTAAATCATTGCCCGGCACCATGAAATATGTGTCATATCCTTTTGTTTTTAGGCCAAAGTATCGGTGTTTTAAAAATTCATTTTTGTATTGTTTGTCAAACGCCTCATACCTATCACAGATTCCCCCTTCCGAATATTGCGAGAAAATTTCATTCCGAAAGTTTCTGCCAGACATCAGATAGAACCCGACCACTCGCGACCCTGTAATATTTTTATACATTTCAAGATACTCTTTTGTTCCTCTGGTGTACTTTGACCCAATGCTAACTGATGACACACTTTGCGGGTCGTTAAGAATTACGTTATAATTAATCCCTTCTCTATCCGGGGTTCTCAGGTGATATGACGCATCTCCATCAGTCAAAATAATAGTATTAAGAATTTCAATCTTGGTGTCTTTTTTAAATTTTTCTGCAATATACCGAAGCACCATGATTGCTTCGTTCAGAGGAGTTCCTCCCAGTCGCATTGTACGAGGAATAGTTGCCGATTCTGAGTAGGAATATGGTCTGCTAGTGACTGAGAATGTGTGTGCCAATAGAAGCAAATTCTTTATAGCATCGTTAAATTCAACTGTTCTCATAGCTGAATGCACCAATTGTTTCATACGAAAATAGTTAACACCAATTGTTAATGCAGTCGATGACGGGTCATTGCGGTTGTCCTTTATCGTATCAAAGTCAATGCCAGCTTCATAAAATTCTGTACGGGCATGCTCGTTGTCGATGAACCCGTATACATCAAAGGGGATATTTACCTTTCGGCAAAATGCCGCCATTGAAACAATTTGGTGAAGTGTACCTGACATGTTGGATGTCATACTCCCTGACATGTCAACAATCATGAGCATTCCGTGATTTTTACCATTTGGCACAATTGTCGTTTGCATAAACAAATCTTCTGACAAACGATATTTCCAAATCTTGTCCATATCAAGGTCACCCGTCTTACTCACCTTCGCCTTGGCAAATTGCTTCGCATTGCGCCGAAGTTCAAATTCTTTTACCAAATAATTAATATACGCTTTATTGCTTGACATAAATCCCGTGTATATTTCTTCCCGCTTGTTCATAAGCCCAGGATCAAACTCCATGAGCTTATGAGTTACCTTCGCAGGAATAACCCAATCTTCTAGTTTCAATTTAGGCCATGTAACGTATAATGGAGGATAGGCAGAAGCATCAATTAATGTTTCTTCTTGCTCTTTCATTGCATTTTCAGTAATGGAATAGGGAGAGTCTGATTCCATCCACTCTGAGATTTTTTGTCTCATCGTCTGAGACATCTCTTTCAACTTATCAGCCATTTCTTCCTTACCAGCTTCTCGTAATTCTTGAATCATATCCTGAACAGAATTTTCGATCTGGCTGGTTCCTTCGGCCTGTTCAATGTTTCCGTTATCAATGTCATCCTGAATATCTTGCAGCGTTTCCATCATCGTGGTAAATGTTTCTTCCATGTCCTTTTTTTCTTCGTCGGACATTTGGTATAACTCATATGCCAGCTCGTCAACATCATCCCATGTTGTCGCTGCACCAATGCGGTCAACTAAATCTTGTTCTTTATCAGTAAATGTAACCATTGACCGAACACCCAACTTAAAATACACATTCACGCGGTCAGCAAATGGTAGAGCCTTCATATCCGAAAGGGGGCCACCAAAGAATCCTCGTTCCACAAGCTCCGTGTACCCATTATACATGGGCTTACGAAGGCCCGGATATTTGTCCTTCATCATTCGTTCAATGCGAACATCTTCAACTAAATTCAAATATTTCTTATAATCAGAACCATATTCTTGAACTTTTGCCGCCCAGCCTTCAGTCGGGGTAAACAATGCATGACCAACTTCATGACCAATCATGAGGTCATACAAGTCACCGTCAACATTTTTCCACAGAGGCAATGCCAATACCCGTTCCCCTACATCAAAGTAGGGGCCGGATATTTGGCGGTGCTCAACACGAATGTTTTCAGATGCCAACAGCTTACCTAACGTTGCTTTGTTACCAGCAAGAACATCTACCATGTATTATTCCTCGGAAAGTTGAATATACCTAAGTATAACTCATTAACCGCCAAAGGTCAAGTCATGACGTAAGTTGTTGATTTATAATCACTTACGACGAGGTTTAGATTTCTTCGAGGTGGTGCGCTTACTGCGTGTTGGTTTAACTTTTACTGATTTGCTGCCTTTTATTTTGGCTTCTAAACGCTTGTTCACTTCTTCGCCTGTCATCCAAATGTCTTTATTATTCAGAATTGAATTAATTTCCACGTCTGTTAAGAATCCTTTGTAGATGTCCTGCCACAAGTTCGCACTCCATTTCCGTTCATGCATAATGTTATCATATAGTTCTCCGCCCTTCCCAAAATTGCCAGACGAATAGTTATGAAACATGAACATGGTGTGTTTGGAGATTTCCCAATTCTTTGCTGCGAGAAAAATTAATGTCGCGGCGCTCATGCATGCTCCCTCAACCGAAGCAATAATGTTTGCTTTACTTTCATTCATGACGCGCATGAATTGAATTGCTGTGAATAAATCGCCCCCATATGAATTGATGTGTAGGACAATCACATCGGTTTCAGTCGAATTGCGAATAGCTTCAAACCATTGGATATATTCACTAGGCGGTTTTACTTCGCCTGACAAATAAAATTTATGGACTCTCGAAATAGGTCTGTCAGTAAATGCGGTGATGCTGTTCCCCATCGAAGGGAAGTCAATTGGCTTATCCATAATACCGAGTTACCTCAAGAATTTTGTCAATCTGTTTTTGAATAATATCTGTACGATTCGGCCAATGAATATATTCTTTCGTTGGATTTTTCTGAAGATTGTACAGAAGGGGAAGTATCATGGTTTCAACTTCTTTCAATTTGCCCCTCACCTCGGCATTTAAAAGTTCTTTATGTTCCTCAACTAACGTATGTACATCAGTTCCGCCAATCTTTGTTTCCAGTGACGCAATCTTTTTCAACAATGTTTCTTGAAATTCTAAGTCAACAGGACTCTGAACATGTTCCTTTGAAGATACCATTTCACTATCTTCAAATGTAAATCCAAAATCGAAATTGTTATCTGGCATTGTGTGTCCTGCGTAGAAGTTTTTTCTGTTGTTTTTTCAACTTGTTTAATTCCCACCGTACTTTGAAAACAGATGCATGATGAGTGAAATTAATGCCTGCCATGTAGTCGTATTCATGTAAAGCTATTCGTGCCGGAACGCCTGATAGTTTTACAATCTTCTGTTCGCCGGCTTCATCCTGAAATGACATTACGATATTTTCTGGGCGAGACAATGTGACCATGAACTCTGGCATTGATATGCACCCTTCTCTAGCCAGACACGTTTCTTTACTCACACTAACAACTTCGGGATTGAAAAATGCATATCGTTTTTCCTCGTTCCCTAAAACAAATACTCGATAGGGCAATCCCACTTGGTTGGCAGATAACCCCGCTCCCTTTACTTCCAACATCTTAGCATACAACACTGTAGCCAATTCTTCCGCCTTGTCACCGTCTTTTTCAAAATCAAAAGCAGGTGGGCGGGTATTCATTCTTGGGTCGGCAAAGTGAAAAACTTTAAGGTCTTCAATATTGAAATTCATATAGTATCCTTGATATATTAGGCTATCACAGAAAAGTTCTGTCGTTTGGTAAACTTCATAACATGGTTAAATTTATCAAATAATTGGTCGCCTTTATGTGAAATGACCCACACATTTGTTCCGTCACCCAATGCATTTAATAATGTCATAACATATTCAGTTGCACTTGTATCTAGGCTGCTATCGAATATCTCATCAAGAATAAGCAAGTTAGTGCTAGCACTATTTTTAAGCTTCGCGATTGTGCGCCACGTAAACAAAAGCGCCAAATCAATTCTTTGTTTCTCGCCTTCACTAAAGCTTTCATAACTAAAATCATCCCGATAGCGTGATTTAATACTCTCATCAAATTTCTCATCAAGTGTGAATTGGACAAAGAAGTCCATTGCTGTCAAGAATTTGTTTACAAGTTTATTTATAACGGGTAGATATTGTTTAATGATTCGTGTTTTAATTCCCGAATCTTTTAATAAGACTGATGCAATATCATAATAATCGGATTGCTCATGTAAATCGGAGCGGTCTTTCACTATTGATAATGTATCCTTTGCTAAATCTTTAAGTTTTGCCTTTTCTAC